CTCTAGATATCCTATCGCCTACCTTACTAAAGGCATCTCTAGCTAGAATTGTATAACTTACAGCATTAGCCATTTGTAGACCTTGCTATTTTATTAGTCTGTTCAAAAACGGTTATCAGTTCCAGTAGGGGCATATCCATTAAATCCCCATAACTCAAACCACCCTCGTAAAATTTAACGAGACACAATATGTCTTCAATTAAATCATCCCCCTCTCTAACTATAGAGAAGGAATTATAAAATTTACTAAAAAGCACCCGGCTATTCCATAAGCGTCTGATATGCTTAAACCATCTGCTATCGGCTTTGTGTATTTCGCTTCGCCATCAACTTTGGCTAATCCGTTAGTTAACATTGCATTTATATGCAACATTATTTTTCCCATATCAATACCAGGGGTTAAGTCGAGAGTGGTAATCATAACTTGCGGTGAAATGGTTTCGGATTCTCCGCCGCTACCGGTCCCCTCTCCTACACTGTCATTATCTTCTTTGTTTTGTGCATACTCTATGGCTTTTAATACATAGCTTTTAACTGGCGCTATGTCGGATATATACCTTGCCGTAGGGGGGAATAGCGTTATAAATTGCGCTTTCTCCATTTGCCCTTTGTTTGCATATTCAAAACTTTCTTTTAACGTGTAGACTACCTCGTCCATAATAACCCCTTATTAAATAGCTGGATTGGCTTTAAACTCCAGTGGTATTGTTGTGTCTGTCCCTAGTGCTTTTTCTGGATCGGTCAACAGTGCAGCCTGAGTAAATGTTCTACTTATTACCCCCTCTGGTGTTCGCCCAAAAATTTGCAATACATTTTGGTTTTGTAACGACTTCCAGGACTTGGTATCTTTTACGCTATCGACAGTTGCATACAGTTCAACCCTAACCATAGAAAAATTAGTTTCTATATTATTAGAGAAAACTTGTTCAACTCCCCCACCGCCCAAAGAAGCCGCTTTTATATCTTGCTCCCCTTGGCCTTCTGTAAAAACCAGCGTATTAGGTACGATTGCTATAACCTCGTTGTTAACCATAAACGCGGCATTTGCTAATTGTGTGGCCATGACTTATCCCTCTATGGAAAATGCGATTTTTTGAGTTACGCGAATATCCCTTAATTGCGAAACTATCGGCGTTATCATTTGAATAGTTGCTTTTCCTAACGCTAAATCCAACGTGATAATTAAGTTGTCTTTGAAAAATGCTATTTCATCTTCACCCGCTTGAAGCAAAACAAAGTCCACGCCCGATAAATCTTGATACAACCTTTCCATATGGGCTTGAATAACCATGTCGTTAACAATATCGCGCCCTTTTATGATGTCGCCACCAGTTAGCCGTGATTGGGTGAATCTAGATTTAAGATTATTAAAGAAGTATTCACGCGAACCACTTGCAGTATCACGGCTATTAAGGAATTTAAAGGTCAAATCTGGATTGCCTGCCGCATCCGTTTTGTATGTAGTAACGCATTGCGATAAAACAACACCTGTACGCGCCGGGTTATTGCCAATAACCGTACCCCCTGATACGTCGCGCAACATCTGTATTTCCGTTGCAGTAAAGCCCAAACCGGTATCAATCAAAGGTAGGTTTGGAAAAGGTGTGTTGAAATAGGGCTTACTGGCCAAAGCGGGACCGCCTGTGCCGTCTAATACTCCATTGGTAGCCGTTACATATTCGGTTATGTTTGTACCATCTGTAAGCCTTAAACCCCTGATAGCGGCCAACATGGAAGCCTTAACTGCTGGCAGCTCTAATTGTGCAGGACCCTTCAAAGTATCCGTTGTTTCTGTTGTGTCGCATATCTCTACCAGGTTCTCACTATTTAGCAGAGCTAGCCTAATTTGGTGATTGGCAAACGTATCTGTAACAGAAACAAAACCGGCACCGTCTAATACGTCATTATCCACATTAAAACGTGGGTCCAAAAGGCCCGTAAGCTCCGTTACGTCCGAACCATAAGCCCAAGCAATGCCTTGGTATCGCCTATCTCCTATAACATCAAAAATGCTAGTTAACGTTGGATCTGTAGCGCCCCCCGTCATAGCCGTAATAGCAACCGTAATACCTGCTGCAGTATTGTCGATAGCCAGTCCTATAGAATCACCAAGAGTTCCTAAATTAATAGCTGTAAGAGTCACAGTACCTGTTACGTTAACTCCCGCAGTTGGATTTGTAGCATCATTAGTTATAGCCAAAGCTATGGCATCGCCTAAACTTGTAGGTGTGTCTGTTGTAGCTACTGGAATTGTATAAGTATTGTTTACTTTAGAACCAACTGTAAAAGTTATTGTCCCTGCTGCTGTAGGCGTACCAGATACAACAATTGTTCCTGTTGCTGCAACACCGCCGCCCGCATCGGCTAAGCCAATAGCATCAAATTGAGTGACGGCATTCTCCCTTCTACCTGCACGTATCATGCCCGCTAAAACGGAATCCTCCCCATATAGCGTATCCCAAGAACTATCATTTAAAATATTAATTTGTAGTGCGCCAGTTGTAGCAGTACCCGCGCTAGTTTGTTGGCCAACAAATAAAACTTTTTGAGGAGTGTTACCTACTGGTTCTGTAGCGTTGATTATGGTTACCGATACAAAAGGCTCTGAGACTGTAGTCATTTTATTTCACTCCCTTCTCAACTATTGAATTATCTTTGGCTTTTTTTATTTTTGGTTTTTCTTTTTCTTCTAAAATAATACTGCAACATTCATCTATTTCAGAATCCTTTAAACGTCTACGCCAAAATAGATCTAGCGGTAGTCCGTTGTTATCTGGTATACAAACAGTTTGACCTGTCTTGTATCTGTCGAAGTTTTTATTTATTTTTATTTTCATAGCATCCTCACTACACGGGTTCATCGTCCAAGTTCATATCTGTAGTAAAAGTTTCATCACCCGTAGTAAGGCCCGTAGTCATAGCAATATCTCTAAATGCTACATCTGGACTATAGCCAACTGTATCGGCAAATGATAAATCTGCAGCCATTTCAAAAGAATATCGATGCACATAAAAAGCAGTGTTGTATCCTTCAAAACCGTGGCTAGTAAACTGTACCGGGTTCTCTTCTCCCTCTGCATATAAAGTGTCAAATTCAAAAAATAAAACGCTTTGACAAACAGGAATAAATAGCTCTTGAGCCAAGTCGCCTTCTGCCCTACCGCCTATAGAATCCGAAGTAGGGATAAATGCAAAAACAGAAAAAGTTTGTGCTGTCTGTTGTCTAAAACCTTCGCCCTGTTGGGCACGTTGTAAATTATCAACAAAATCAGAAGTCATTTTTCTATTTCTACTCGCTACCACATCCCCCAACACAACAAATAACCATAGATCCTCTTTAGCCTGTTTGGTGTATGAATCCATTGCACGCTCTAGAGAAATTGCACCCGATATACGAACATCTGTTCTAGCTGTAATTGTTCCTGTTGCATCTAACGTTTTCGCTTGTATGGGTGTATATGTAAATGTAGTGGAGGTCGGGACAGAGACAACACTAAACACGCCGTTGTACCCTTGCAAGATCGAACCAGCGTTTAGCCCTTGCGGGTCGCCTGTTGCAGTTATTGCCCCTGCATCGACCATAGTAAACTCAACATTGAAACGATTAGGAACTTTAGTGATAACAAAAGTCCCGTTAAAATTCGCTTCGTTTGCTCCATCAATAATAATATTTAGTGTTACACCAAAAGTGTAATCGTGTGCACTGGTAAATTCCGCCGCCCCTACCACCCCTGTTCTAGTTAGTGTCGTAATAGCTATAGGCGAGTCGGCACCTGTGATAACCACAGACTGACCCGAACTTACACCATGATTTCCTACCGAAGTTACCAACGCGTCCGAACCACTGGGCACTATCGAAATTACACTTAAATTCGTTGAAACAGCATCCGAATTAAAGGGTAGTGTTCCGCGCATTTGTATAATGATATCTTCTGCTTTCACACTTCTAGCTCTTTTGTTATTGCTTGTTCAAAATAAATCTCTGCATCCCTGTCAATTTCTGCTATTGCATTTCTTAAAGAGGGACGCGCTAGTATTGCAGGTCCTTTGTCACTTGCTGGTCTACCAAACTCTATAGCCGTGTCATAAGGTGGCGGTGGTCGGCCTCCTGCAGCGCCATACTCAAATCTCAATTCATCTGTGCCGTAAACCTTCCACGCTACCGCCTTTCTTAATGCACCCGTTAGATTAGCGTGCGTTTCGCCAGGGGCCGACGCCCGATGCCTTCTACGCCTTCCTGCTTTATCTCGTATTAGGTAAACTCGCCCTGTTTTTTT